TACGATACCGGAAAATTGGCCCAGGCGCTTGGCAACACATCGGATGCTGACGGTGACGGGCAGCTATACGCGGGGCGGGGATATGTGCAGCTTACAGGTCGGGCGAATTACCGCAAAGCGGGAGTTAAACTCGGGCTTAACCTTCTCGGCTATCCCGATATGGCCCTAGAGCCTGACGTCGCGGCGAAGATCATGCGGCAAGGTATGGATGAGGGCTGGTTCACGGGGAAGAAGTTTTCTAGTTACCTGCCCGCGGATAAACCTGCTCTGCTCGACGAGTTTCGCCTAGCCCGGAAGATCATCAACGGGCTCGACAAGGCTAATCTTATCGCAAGCCATGCTGTTCAATTCCAAATGGCACTTATGAAAGGCCGGTGGGCATGATTAGGCTGATCCGAGAGCATCCTATTCAAGCTTTTGCGTTGTTGTGCGTAACGGCAACGAGTATCTTCTTTGGCTACATGGCTTTGAAAGTTGTGAACATTTTATCCAGTCCAGATTGGTGCAGCAAGGCCCTCCAGGCTGATAGAATTACCCCCGATAGCTCCTTTGACGGGCTTACTGCTTGCGTAGGGTTGCTGACTATTCAGCTAAAATCTTTAGCAACTAACAGCCATATTATCTTTGTTGTGTTTGCTCTTTGCCTTTGCGTCTTGGTCGTGGTGGTGATCGCCGGTGCAAAGCTTTCGGGCAAATATAAGGATGCTGAGCTGGCAATAGAAAGAGACGACGATGTTAACATTCCTCGGCGTTAAAGCTTTTCTAGCCCGTGTTCCGCGAGGTGTCTGGATCGCTCTCGGCATTGCCTTGCTTACCGGCTTGGGCTTGTTCCTCCACTCGCGGGCCGTGTCGAAGTTTGGTCAAGAGCAGTTTGACAAAGGTGTAAAGCACGAACAAAATCGCATCGCAAAAAAGGTCAAACGCATCCTCATCGAATCTGAAAAGGTTTCCTCCAATGCCCGTAGAATCACTGAAACAAACCTCAATCGCATTACTAGCAGCGCTCGCGTTGTCCTCATGCAGGGCCCAGGAAAAGCAGCTTGTAGCCCCGCCGTTTCCATCCCCGCCAGTCCACCTCGGCGATCCGATCCCGCAGGAAGCGCTTCCGTGGTTGATCTGCCTCCAAGAGAAAGGGAGCCACTCTTCGGATTGCCAGCATCTGGCGCCGTCGCTCTTGCCGCCCAACACGACTCCTGCTGGGTGAAGGCGAAAGCTTGGGAAGACTGGTATAGGCAACAATCTGAAATTTGGAAAAAGTCGAATTGAAATTGCCGGTAATAATATCGTTATTATCGCCGGTTGTTTAGAGGACCACTTTCATGGCCGAAGTTTTCACCCCTGAATTAACCTTCGGACCGTATCAATACGGAACGCTGACTGACGCGGCTGAAGGGGTCGAATTTAAGACTATTCAATATAGCCCGGAATACGTCTTTGAAAACGCCGAAGCTGAAGCCTATGTCACAGCTATGACGGTCGAACCCGACGATGCACGAAAAGCTCTTATTGATCAGTTAGTCGGAGAGCTGAAAACTGACGGCATCTGGACAAAGCTGGACTGGCTAAGCCTACTCGCGGCCCATGCCGAGCAAGCGGGAAGGTTGAATGCCAAAAACCCGACCAAGGCATTAACTGCCGTCAGTGCGCCGACTTTTACAGTCGATCGCGGTTTTGCCGGTAATGGGACGTCTAGCTATCTCGATTTCGGCGAACAATTTGATGCTATAGGCAATAACTTCGCTCAGAACAGCGCATCGCTGGGCGCATGGTGCAACGAAGGCACTGGAACAACTTCTGTTTTTCATGTAGCTTCCACCGGGACAGGGGTAATCGAAATCAGCGCTCAAGCCGGCGGAGGCTCCGAGGCATTCAAGGTTAACGACGCTGTAGTAGATAGCGCCCGAACTAGCGTGTCCAAGTTAGGCCACCGCACCGCTTCTCGCATCGGCGCTACAGTCAAACGCGCATTTTTTAACGGCGTTAGAGTTGCTGATTTAACAACCGCTTCCAGTGCAACCCCGGATGGTAATGGCTGGTTGTTGCGTCGAGGGACGAATTTTTCAGCAGATCGGCTAGCAGCTGCTTATTTTGGTGGCGGGCTGACCGACACTGACGTTGCCAACATGCATACGCATCTGAATACTTATCTAACCGCAATTGGGGCTAATTAACGAGGCTAGCGGGCAGCACCGTTGGCCAGATCCACATTTCACTCGTTCCAGGCTTGGGCATGAGCTTGAGTTGGTTCGTGCGGATCGCTCCGGTGACGATGGCTTCGAAATCCTGAATTTTCGGAAAGTGGGCGTGGACGAAGCGATAGGCTTCAGCATAAGGGCAACCCTCGCGTTTGGTAACATACCAGATAAGGCGTTCAGCGTAGACGGCTTCGTCAGACTTACCGATTTTCGAGAACACGAATTGCATATCAGGTTCGAGGTCGGAGACCATTCGATCGGCGAGGGCGAGGTGTTCGGCGGTTATGACGAGCTTGGGGCTTTCGGCTGCAGCCAGGATCATCGCGAGTTTGTGGATATGGGTTTGCTTGCGAGCGAGATAGCCTCCGAAGCGTTCATCGTCGAGGTTGACGTGCTTGGCGTTGTAGTGGTCAGAATACCATGTATTGCCCCATGCGAGAGCATCAGCAGTTAGCTCGTATTGGCCCGTGAGAAGAGAGATTTGAGCTAAGTCCTCGACGAGCTTCTGGGCCGTTTGCTGCATATCCTTCGGAACGAGCTGGCCGGGATAGGCAACGAGTTGGGCCTTTTTATCGGCATAGACGAAGAGGCAGCGGGACGTAAACCCGCCACCGATCATGTATTCCGGAAAGTTCCCTGCAATCCATGCTGGAGTTGTGCAAGCGATGAGATTGATCCAAGGGTTCTCCACCACGTCATGACCAGAGCCTTTGGTCTTTTTCTCAAAAGCTCCTTGTTTTCCATCCCAGAGAGAAACAAGTAAATCGACCATTTCTTTGTCTTGGGGATTGAGCAGATTACCGAACTCTGACGACTCGATAGTGAGAGCAGACATGGCATGAAACTCTCCATTCATTTCAAAGGCCATTGTGCTTTCAGCGAAACCCGTGACTAGTGCTTGCCAAGTGACAACGTCAGGCCCGAACTTAATGTCGGGGACTTTTTTCAGAAGGCTCATACCGATCGACGCGGTGGTGGACTTGGAAACGATCCCAGGCGGCGCGACCAGAATGATATAAAAATTGGGGAACCATTTGAAATAAGCCATGTCGATCCACACGCGGCGACGAAGGGCGCCAGCGAGGGTTGAAACAGCTGTCCAAAAGTGCATATGCGGAGGTGCTTCGCTGAACGAAGCATACTCCATGAATGCACGAATCCAGTTGTCGAAATGACGCCGAGACATTTACTGGCAGTCCCCCCACGAGACAGGCGAGGTCTTGATGCCCACTGGAATGACTAGAGGGCCGCTAGAGTATGGAAGTTCGATGGAGCAATGGTCAAGGATTTTCTTTAAGGCTTCATCCCGGCGAGCGATCGGATATTGTCCCGCGAGGCTGTCGTGGACTTGAAGCAATACACGAATCCACTTCTCGTGTTCATAGATATTTCTGTATCCTCGGTTAATGAGACAAGCAACAGTTGACTGCGGAATGCTCGCAATAGCTTGCTTGAATATCGTTCCTTCCATTCGATCGAAGAACCAAATTCGATAGCCAAAGATATTTTCGACATATCGAAATTGTCTGACAGATGCCTCAACTCTAGCTTGCCATTCCTTAATCTCAGGAAATTGCTCCTCAAGATACCACTTTTGAATTTGTGAAATTCGGGTTTCGTCAAGTCCTGCAACTTTGGCAGATTTTGGCATACGGCTTGAGATTTCTGAAGCTCCGCCACCGTAGTTAGTCCCGTGGCAAATGATTTTGAAAGCCTTATAGGCATCATGCTCCTTGGTGATGGAGTCATCTTGGAAATACTCCTTCGCCACTTCCACGTAAGGCTTCTTTCCCTCGTCGAACCATTGCTGCATTTTGACACAACCACTCTCCTTCACCACGATCCGAACATCGGCGGAGTCAAGGTCGATGTCGAAGTATTCCATCCCCTCGTCAGCGATGAAGAGCTTCCGCACGTTTGGAAGGCCCTGGCCTTCATCACCCGACGGAACATTCTGGAGGTTCATCCCCGATCCGAAAGCATTTTCACTAGACGAAAATCGGAAAGTTTCAGTCCCTGTAATGTTGAAGGAACAGCGCATCCGTTCATCGGTGTCAATAGGAGCTTCAAGGAAGGTCGAGCGGAATACTCCCAAACTTCGGAGTTCCCGAATTGTCTTACAAATCGGAATAAGCAGGGGTTCGCGGTCCGCAAGCTTCTCAAGAGCCGCGTCGTCGCAAGTTGGGCTACCAGTCCCTCGCTTGATGATTTTCTTCTGGTCGAGCTGGCGGTAGAAGAGATCTTGCATCTGGACCGGGGACTTGATGTTAAGTTCATAGCCGAGGACCTCTGTAAGCCAAGCGTTGCGTTCGTCGATTGCTGATTGTAACTCGGCAGATAATATCCCCTTGGTTGAGTTGTCCACTCTCAACCCTGTATTCATTGTGTCGAGAACGGGATAGAATAGCGACTGTTGAAAGTCGTGAACCTCGCGAAGTTTGGGCCACGTAGTATCTGTGAATGCGTCGATAAACTTTTGTTGGTTTTCGTCGACTTCGTAGGTCACGCAGCAATCTTTGCAGTTGTATATCCATAGCTGACGTTCTCCAAGTTTCGGATCCCAATTTTTGCTTTCGTCTTTCCAATAGATATGATGCTTCGTCCACATCGAGGACAGGAAGTCGAGGCCCTTCTGCATGGATGAGAATATCGAATGCTGAGCAATCATCGTATCGCGCTTGAAGCGCGGAATGAAGTGGAACCAGCGATGGAAGTATTGCGCATCGTAGAGGAAGTTCTGTCCGACACATTCGACGTTCGGATGGGTCAGGAGCCGATAGAGCAGATGAACGATAAATGCTTCCTCGGCCTCGTTCCAATAGTTAATGCGCTGTTGCCAGTTCGACATTTCGGGATGGACAGCTCGAAGGTGCGGAATGCAGATCGCATCAAGAGCTGACCAAGCCAGACCGGTGCAAGCCAAGTGACCTCCTCGGGTCTCAACGTCGGGGGCGAGCTTGAGAGTTCTAGCATCTGCTCGCGCCAGCAGCATTCGGAGAGTATTAACAGTCTGAGAGAAACTTGGCTCGATAATGAAGTTGTATGCCGGAGACTGGATGCGGTCTTCTGCATGGGCGAGGTTCCAAGCTTTCCGAATGTCGTGGATGCAGATGTTGCGATCTTTCCACACACCGTAGATGTAGGAAGGAGAATACGTCGGGACGACGATGCACTTATGTCCGCCGGGGGAAGTGTATTCTAGGAGTGACGAGCGCCAGGACTTAATGCCCCATTTGCCTGTAAGAGAAAACAGAGCACCATTGCCGACAGCGAGAACCACATCAGGCTTGACAAGGTCAATGTCTCGCTCAAGAGCACGAAGGCCGTCAACCACACAGGGAAGCACCATACGATTGTGAAGAGGAACGTGACGAGGCGTAATAGCCTTCTTGGAAGCTGCGACTTGCGCATCGAAGTTTTGGCCATAACACTGCTCCCGGATAAGGGCTGTGACGAAACACGACGAGCGCATCCCGCCGGCTTCGCTGAGCATCTTGTCAAACTCTCGATCTGAGAGAATGGTGTTGGAATATAGGTCGCGGGGGGAAACGCAGTCAATAGCGATGAGAAGCTTAGCATTTGTCGGACCGCTTGGAATAAGCATGGAGCCAATTCTCCCAGATGATTTTTCCATTCAACCAGCGGCGGATGCAATACTGCCGGAAGAAGGAGAGGATGGTGTAGAGTGAGGTTATGAGGAAGCCTTCGCCGGCGTTAGTGCGGAAGCCAAAGAGAGGATCTACGACGAAGGACCAGAAGGCCCATGAGAGTAAGAACCCAATAGCGATGTTTATGACAGCTTCAATCGCGCTGTCGATTTTAGACTGGCTCATATCATCGAAGGTTCGTTATCGAGAGCGTTGAGCCGCTTCACCGCGATCCCATAATACTCCGCGTTAAGTTCGAGGCCCGTTGCAAAAATCTTGCAAGCATGGGCCGCAGGGAATATCGTCCCCGTTCCAGCGAAAGCGTCAAGCACACTATCACCCGGCCTGACCGATCGACGAAGTAAATCGACGAAGAGCTCGACGGGTTTGTTCGCGCCGTGGCCAATATTCTCTTCCAACTTGCAGGAGATAACGTCTGAATAAATTCCGGTGACTGGTTTATTTCCCTTAATGGCGTAGAGACATAGCTCATACTGTCGCCTTGGGCCATGTTCAGGCAATGGAACACGTCCGCTACCGAGTTTGTGGACAATAAGCGGCGTTCGGAAGACATACCAACCAGCAGCCTCGGCAATTTTTTTAAGTTCGTGGAACCGATCGAAGTCACAGAATATATACGCATGGGCTTCGGCCTTTGCCACGCGGTAAGCCTCGGGAAGAAATGCATTCATCAACTCCCGCCAGGCTTCAACGCTATCATCATATTGATGGTCAGTTCCGACGAGCTTCCCGCCACCGTCGCCAAACGCCTGCGCGTTCATCCCATATGGCGGATCAGTAAGAATAACATTAAAACTATTATCTGGACAACCACTAAGCCACTTAATACATTCCACATGGTGGAGTGCGTGGGAAGCGGACGAGAAGTCTTTTCCGACGGTCTGAGCAAGATTTCGGTTACGCTCGCGTTCTTCCTCACGCTTGATGATTTTGAAAGCTTCGCGTGGAGTCTTTGCAGCAGCGACTTCGGGGTTGTCAAGGTGGTCGGCGAGGAGAAGAGATTGTCGCTCATAGGCGAGACTTCCCTCTGGCACACGAGCTTCCCGGAGGGTCTCAGCAATCGAATGGGTCTCTCCGGCGGCAGCTGCTTGGCGTTCTCTAAGCCGATGTAGACGTGCGAGAGCTTCGCTGCGTTCTTGCCATGTGAGGTCTTTTCGCTTGATGTTTTCATCGAGTTCAGCCTCTTCTGCTTCGAGGGGGTCGAGTTCGCCCAAGGTGACATAAGGGACGTGGTAGGGGTCGAATTGAGAGCCGTTGTAGCGGATACCGTCGCCTAGGAGCCAAATCTGTTCTAGGGCGCGTAGGCGGCGCTCTCCGGCAACGAGAGTGAGGCCCTCGGACGTTTCTCGCATGACTATGGCATGGAGAAGCCCGCGAGCGGAAATCGAGTTTGCGAGGTCCGTTAGAGCTTCGGGATCGAAGTCCTGGCGCTGACGGTTCGGTGCGATGCGGATTTTTTCGATGTGGATAGAATGGGACACAGTGCCTCCTACTTACGATTAGCCATGAAGTTCGCTTTCGCGAAGCCGCGAGGTGTCTCGCTGCGAATTTGCTTGGTCTTGGCAGATTTGCCGCCTAGTTTGGTTGTTTGCGGGGACCAGCCAGGCGGGCAATACACAGGTGCTTTTTCGGGGAAGCGATACCCACCACCTGACCAGAGATATGTCTCTTTAGGATAAGCGTCGCGGGCAGGAATATAATCTGGCCATCGGGGATGAATGTCGTTTTCCGGCAGATAACCTCCAAATTCCCAAGGATGGAAAACGTGGTCTGGCGGGCCGAAGTGGTGAACAAGCATTGACTTAGGGTTCTCGAACATCCAAATGCTGCCAGAGTCCTGTGCGAGCATTGGGATGATAAGAGCAAGTTCAGCGGCTTTCGCTTGTGCGGCAGGATCATCGCGGAGCTTTCGTTCAAAATGCTTAGCGCCGGAAACGGCAACATCGGTGCAAGGCGGAAACCCGAATATGGCGTAGGGGCGGAGGGAAAGGATAAAGCTCTGCGTCGAAGCCGAGGTTACATCAGCTTTGATGAAGTGGAGATTCCCTTCGTCGCGTTCGATACCTTCGAGATCGAAGCAATAACAAGTATATCCCGCCTCAGCCCAAGGCCGAAGTAGGTTCCCGCTCTCGTCGTAGAGACTGACGCAAGTGCCTAGCACTTCTTCCCCCCAGATTGGGCACGGTTCTCAAGCTTATGATCGGCCCGAGAGCCGTTGTAAATCACCTTTTCGCAGAATGCTCGGCCTAGGTCAAGCCCTGCGTATTCAGGGAATTTATCCGGATTATTCCTGATGTAACCGAATAGATCGAAGATGCGGACGAGGGTATCGGCTCCTTCAACAGTGAGCATTTTGTGGTTCGGCAAGTGGGTATCGGCAAGGTCTTTCCGCCAACCTTCTGCGCCCTCGGAAATTTCGCTGACGATAAGCATCAGCATTTCCATGATGTTGCGATCTTTCTTGCGGCCCGTGCGTGGGTCGCGATACCAGCCTTTTTCGACGTTGGCGAAATAGATCTGGTCACAGAGGGTGTTAATGGCGAATGAAGCAAGTTCGAGGGTGGAGGGGTTGAGCATCGAAGTCTCCAAGGGAAAAAGTCGGCTGGCAGGAACCTCGGGGGCGATCCCTGCCAGCCTAGGGATTAAGCCGGCTTTGCGACCCGCTTAACTTCGTGGTAGATATCCTCGGGGTTCTGGCCCGGACGATGCGAAACGGTCACAAGGGCCAAGCGGCCCTGCATGTTCCCGATTGCGAAGGGCTCGCCGGGGTTGTTCATCCCGAGGGCTTCGCGCACGCGGCCAAGGCCGATATTCTTGCCCTTGCCCATATCGAGGCCACCCTCTTCAGTTAGGTCGAGCATGATATCCTGCGGCACGAGGACTTTGTCCCGGCCGACAAGCTGCTTCACATTCTCGTCCTGAATGTCCCAGAGAATGTTCACCTTCAAACCCGACGATGAACCATCCTTGGACTGCCACGTTTTCACATCGACCTTGTCCGAAATAGCGTTGTATTCACCGACGGGACAGGGGATGGTCCGAGTGTCAAGCTCCCCTTCGACAGTGGTATTGAGAAAAGTATTTGGATCGAAAGTCATAGTTCATCCTTTGCAAAGTTGGAGGCTTTGTAGGTTATAATCAGTCGCCTCCTGGGCTGATTATGGGGATGGGATTAGAAACGGTTACACTGTTGGCGGAGCCGCGCCATTGTGCGTTCAAACTCGATAAGAATGGTGTTGGTAGAGTCTTCAACAGATGAATTTCTGTCATCGTATTTGGCTTCGTTCACCGGTTGGCCGCCAAAGGTATTATCAGCATGTCGGCGCATCATCTGTTCTAGGTCCAAAGCCTGTTCATGCAAGCTTACTAGCCGATCGCGAAAGTTAGCAAGCGATGGTGGGAGAGTGGGAGGAGCAGCTCCTAAAGAGTTACCGGAGTAAGTTCGCTGAGGTTCGGGCATATATGCTTCATCCATTTTCATTCCTCCTTTATGCAGCAGCGTTCCGACTACGCCACTTATCCACGATTGTCTTAAACGTCGGTTCGATCCCCGACGCTATCGGAAGGTTGCGGGTTTTAACATCAGCCATTGCCGAAGCCGTGTTCCATGTCCACTTATCCCCCGACCTTTCGGTAAGGATTACGTCAGAGAACATGGAGGGAATTTTCGGCGCGAGAGCCTTGCCGAGGGTGGAAATCATGAGCTTCACCCCGCCGAGAACGAGATCACTTTCACGCTCAACATGAGCAAGCAAGACAAAATGGCAGAGACAGTTATCGCAAAGCATACGAACCAACTTCTCAACCTGATCCTGTGCGATGCCCCAATCGCTTTGTGATCTAACAGCTTTGCCCCCCACGACAAGAGACATAGCACACTGAGATATGCCAGTAGCACCATCAACCACAAGGAAACGGGACTGATCCCATTCGTTGACTGCGCCATATTTTTCTCCGGTGCGATCGTCAGGAAAATTGTTGAGAGCTTCGAGAAGCGAAATGAATTGGTTGTGCTTGGACTTATTCGGGTCCACCATCTTGGCAAGCGACTCAAGGTTCAGTGTGTTGATGTTCTTCGCGTTACCGATCATTTCGGTGAACGAAGCTTTCGGCGGAGCGACCTTATGCCAGTGGAGGTTCGAGGGAATTTCCTTCCTGCGATCCTTCCAATAACCGAGAAGACTCTCCATACCGCTTTCGAGAGCGAGGTAGAAAACTTCGTGGCCTTGGTCAACGAGGGTGCCGATGGAATGGGTCTTGCCTGTGCCCGCCGGGCCCATCAGGAGGACGTTAAGGCCAGGCAGGTGGAATGGGGGTTTAAGGGCTTCGGTCACGAGTTAAGCCCCTTTCCGCTCTGGATCGCTGAAGGCTCGGCCTTCAGCCAATGCTGCGGATTGTAGATCGCAACTGGCGGAGTTCCCGGACTGTTCTGGAAGACCAGCGAACCGTCGGGCGAAATGCTAATGCCAGTGGCCTCGACACGTTCGACGCTGCCATGAGCTTTGCTTTCGTTTGCTCTGATATACACATTCCAAGTCATACTAATTCCTTCTCATTGTAAGGGTGTTGAGGGCTGTCGAGGAAGGCTAATTCCCGATCGAGCTGGTAGCGCACAAGAACTTCGGGAATATCCCACCCCACTGTAAATAGAGATTCAAGAGTCCCAGGAATATTCCAACGGTCGCCGCGACAATTACAGCACACGCCGCCGATAGCTCGCCAAACTCGACCTTCGATTTTAGCTTCCGCATAGCGTTCTCCACACTTGTAACAATACCAGAAATGAGAAACTCCGTAGCCTTCGGGCTTGTTGTCAAGATGTTGGTAAGTATTACCGAGCCGGTCGACCCACCAGTGAACCCTAATCTCCGGCATCGGGTTCGGCTTGGCTGAGGCACGACGCAGCGAGGACGCGGATTTCTTCGGCAAAGTTTATTAGTTGATCAGCATCTGCATTATCAAGCCACGCATGAAGTTCTTCGATCGGCATACCGAGAATTTTTCCAGCAATCCGAGCAACTTCCTTACTCGTTTCCTTAGACATTTTCCACCTCCGTAAAGCCTGCCATATAGGCGTTATACTCTTCTACAGTCTGTTCCTCGCGGAGCAGCGGGTTCCACACACGCTGGATGAAATACTGGTCGAGCCAGTTATCCGGGTGCTGAGATTTGCAAACCGAAACAAGAGCACAGCCTCCGTATTCGGAGCAAGCGTGATCAAGATTGTAGTCCCAGACCCCTTCTTCCCAACACTGGATCATTCGTCGAATGTCACGACAAGTCTGGTCGAGCCATCGCTCAATTTCGTAAGGACTGCGGTAAGTGAGCACTTGTTGAGTGTCGTATTTAGTCTTAAGGATGGAGACTCCCCTAACACAAACGCCTTGAGAATTAAGACCAGATTGTTGGGAAGCCCAAGTATATCCAGTGAACTGAGAGCGCATTTCCCATTGGCGGGCCCACGAAGGTCCGAGACTAGATGTAGTCTTTTCGTCATAAATGTAAATCCCTCCGTAGGCTTCGGCGATCATATCAGCTCGGCCGGTGTAAAGCAGCGGGTCTCCAGTGACTGGATGATTGATCGGGAGAGGTTGAGCGAAAGAAAACTCAATCCCTCTGCGTCCGCCGGGGAAAGTGATCGGAGTTGCCCCGTCTGCCCCAAGAGGATAATTTTCGAAGTAAAACTCGAGAGCGCCTGCAGTGCGCTCCAATGATTTAGCGGAGTCGGCTGGGCATTCAAAATCCCCATATTTAACGACAAGCGCGTGTAGTCCAATCGCAACAGCTTCGGAAGGCGGCTTGCCATCTTCGAAAAATGCTCGTCGAGCAGCTTCAATTCCTTCTGCAAATGCGCCTCCTGCGACTAGGTGGACGGACTCGGCTGAGGGCTTCCAATGCTCCATATACATACGAAACATTTTCTGCGGGCAGGATC